TGTATTTGTATATCAAGAAAAGGATCAATATATCCATTTGTTTTTTTACATATAAATCCCTTTGCGGATATAATTAAATATTTATTGATACTATTTTCTAATGTACTTGATATTGGTAATAAATTTGAAAGAAATAATTTAGCTCCCTCATAACTTATTATATACATTTTACTAGTCTGAGGAGTTGTCATATTAATATAATTAAAATCTTCATTATAGTAATTTGTATTAGTTAATGTTTCTTTTTCTTCATTAAGTAATGATATATACCAAAATTTATTGGGAATATTATCTTTTTTTTCAATCTTTTTAAGCGTTTCACACAATTTTTCTTCATTTATAATGACATCATCTTCTATAATTAATGAATAAGGAATTTTATATTCAACAATTTTTTTCCAATAATTCATATGGCTAATAAAATTACATACAGCTTTTCCTTTTAAAAAAGTGTCTTTATCGTTAATTTTAATACTAACTAGCTGATCTAATGTATTAGGTTTATGTTTTAGAGTTGGTATTACACCACCATTTATTAATTCATTTATACTTTTAGAATTTGCTATTTCACTCTGATGTATACCATCTATATTTATTCTCAGGTTTAATATTTTTATAGCATAATTTAATATATTATAAATATTCTTATTTCTTTTCTCTTTTGATATTTTATCACTTTTTAAAAAAAGGTGAGTAACTTTCATAATTTATATAATATTTATATAAAAAATTTTAAATAAAATTTTTTATGTTATTATATTAAAATTAGATACATGATCAATACTATTACTATTGGTAGTGAAGGTAATGGAATATGGGGCAAACGTATTATTAATTTTTTAGTTAAAGCAGTAAATAGTAATTACTCTATAATATGGGAAAATTCAAATAATTGTAATTTTATTGTAAAATCACATTTTAACAAAATAGAACCTCCTTGGAATAATGATAATAAAAACTATATATTATGGTCTGGTGAAGCGTATATGCCTTCAATTCCACAAAATGCAAAAAGAATATTATATATTATTACCACTTTTATAGATACACCACTTATGTGTTATATTCCTTATGTTCTTGATTCTCCATATTTATACAAACAAAAACTAAATAATAGTATTAGTCGTAAATATTTAATTGCTTATTGTAGTTCTAATAAAGTTCCTATTCGCGAACAATTATTCGATTTATTTGTTGAAAAAGCAGGAGCACATCAATGTCATTCATTAGGAAAAAATTTTGGTAGTTATATTTCTAGTCAACGAAAAGTTGAAGGAACTTGGGAATCACAAGAACTAGTACAAACATATACTAATTATAATTTTGTTTTTGCTATGGAAAATTCTGATGTACATGGATATGTTACAGAAAAAATCATGAATGCTTTTCACTCAGGCGCTATTCCTATTTACTGGGGATCAAAATATGTTAAAGAATTGTTTAACGAAAAAGCATTTATTTATGTAAATGATTTTTCAAGTCTTCAAGAATGTGTTGACTTTGTAGTAAGTATGAGTGATGAAGATAGAGAGAAAATGATGAATGAGCCTATATATCATCCAACAAATGAAATTATACATTTAATGGATGATGATTTTAATGAAAAAAACGGTAATAAGACTCTGGATAATTATTTAAAACGAATGAAATATATCTTAGCTTAATATATAAATATAAATGATACCTTTACATCTCGGTATTTATGCTATTTTATTTGTTTTAGTTGATGCAATTTATTTGACAAATATTGCTGGTCCTTATGGTAAAATGATTGCTAATATCCAAGGAGAAAAAATGGTTATGAAGATTATGCCGGCAGTTGTTGTCTACCTATCTCTCATTGGAGCATGGTATGTTTTTATTTATCGCGAGAGAAAAGGTCGCTCGTATTGGGAAAATGTAGGTCGCGCTGCATTACTTGGTTTTTTTATATATTCTGTTTATGATTTTACAAATTTGGCTCTTATTAATAAATATCAGTTAGATTTATCACTTATTGATTCGGTTTGGGGTGGATTACTATATGGTATTACAACTGCTATACTTTTACGCCTTTAAAATATGTCTAAAAATGAGAATACTACTTTGAAAAATCCACCTATTAAGGAGAGAATAGCCCCTATAAAAATAAATATTTGTCTTATTAAATTTATATTAGCTTGTAATAAGTCTTTAACAAAATCTGGAAACGCCCAGAGAAATTTTGGCACATCATTGGAGAAAAATTGAGGAATGGTATCGAAAAAATAATTTAATAATCTTTTAAAATAATCCGCTATGCCACTAAAAAATCCCATTTTGATTTAATTTTATTACAATATGGTTATAAAATAAAATTAAAAATACATAATATATGGAAGAATATAAGTTGTTAAAATTAGAATTATAATATTTGCATTTAAACTTTGTGATGCCAAAAGGCTAGAAAATAAGGCTGTTAATACCACCATAAATGAATCCCCCAAGATTGCGCCACCCCCAACTTCTTTCGCGTATTCCTTAAACATATCGAATACAATATTAGACCCACGGGGAACTATTTTGTCGAAAAAAATATAAAATAGCACATCATGTATGAGTTGAATAACTACAAATAATCCTGTGAATTTTAATATAGACCATTCTTTGAAAATCATTGGGTAAAAATATCGTGTTAAAATAGCTCCTATCACTAAAATCAATACATCAGCAACAACTGCAAAAACATTGAGTTTTAAGTACCATTTTTTTAAGAATTTGGATTTGAAAAACCCGAAAAATACCATTAAAATAATAATAACATCCGCAATGAGTGAACCATTTAAAATGGCTAAATAATCAGATGTGTTTTTGAAATTACTTATATCTTTAAAATGCATTTATTTACATTATAAAGATATTAAATTTAATTTGACATACAAACTTCTACGCATAAAGGGCAACCTTGGCAACATTCACGGCAACCTGACACCCCATCACGCGCTTTTCTACATTTTTGTGTTAATTGATGTGCTCTTCTCATTCCACGACGCCAACCCATATGACCTCCCTTCATTTTGGTTTTTGGTACTCTTCGCGTCCCATGTCCGTGTTTTTTACGAGCTTGTTTTGCCAACTTCAATGCCTTACTTGAAGGCTTACAACCCTCTTCTAAAATCTTAAAATCAACCGCAGCAGCCTTTCCACCAGATACTGCACTAGCTAATCGTGCCCGCCCCCAAGAATGTCCTGTTTGGTTTGGACGTGAACCTGATGAATAATATGCCCCTTGACCTTTTTTCACAATTTTACTTAATGATTTTTTAGAGCATCCTGTTTTTTTTGCCAATTCTGATGATGCCTTAATATCATCAATATCATATATTTTTTTAGCTCGTGTTACATGAGGTGACTCTTTACTCTTAAATGATCTGACGCGTTTTCGAGTATGATATTTTCCTTTCTTATATGCTCTTCGCGATTTTTTCAACTCTTTGGAATATTTTTTTGCATCTTTGCGCGTTAATTTCTTTGGTAAATACTTGATTGGTACTTTTGTCATTTTATTATATCTATGAGAGAAAAAATAACTTAAAAACTTAATATAATTATAATACATATCTAGAAAATTACCTTGTTCGCAATTTTGAGCGGACTTATTTATTAAATTTTAATTATTACATATTTTTTGCCTTAGTGGCCAAGTGGTAAGGCGTTGGTCTTGTAAACCAAAGATCGCAGGTTCAAATCCTGCCTGAGGCTTTAAAAAAATGTAATACCAAAATAACTAGCCCTTGTGGCCCAATGGATAAGGCGTCCGCCTTCGGAGCGGAAGATTCGGAGTTCGACTCTCCGCAAGGGTTCTTAATTTAATGTTCGGTTGGTGTAGTTGGTTATCACGTCTGCCTAACACGCAGAAGGCCACCGGTTCAAATCCGGTACTGAACTTACTAAATATTTGCAATAAACATATTAGATAGTGTTCAATTGGTGTAGTTGGTTATCACGTCTGCTTTACACGCAGAAGATCGCCGGTTCAAATCCGGCATTGAACTTTTTTTTATCTAATGAATAACGATAATATCAGAGATATTGTTGTTATTCCTATCATTACACACATCAATGTAATATTTTTATTTTTATCACTATTACTCAAATAAATATCACCATCATATTCATAACACGCTTGTGTTTTATTCATTTTTTGTATAAATGGAATACTTATATTTTTAGCTCTTTCCAATGATTGGTTTTTGTTTTCCAGACATTTTCTTTCTGAATAGGTACATTCTGATTTATAATGAGAACTTGAACCAGATATATCATTGATAGCTAAATATTTAATTTCATCTACTTCAACTTGTATTTTAACACAATATCCCCAGGATGCAGAACAACCTCTTCCACAATTACAATTTACAAAATTATCTGGATTGGTATTATTTTCTAGTGGATAGGTAACATTTACTATATTACAACTTTCAGTATTTGCTATTATACTCGGTATGGCAATAATTACCGCCCAGATCATAATGAATCCAAATAATACCGTTAAACTTATTGACACACATAATAGACAGTGTTGTTTATCTTCACGCATTGTAATTTTAAATTTATTATTACTCACTACAAAATTACAAGATTTCAATTTTTATATTTTGTAATGATAATATATAAATTATTATATGGAAATGTATTATTTATTTATATTTTTAATAGTTTTACTGTTATTTAATTTATTTTATGATATTAAAAAAAATCCATGTGCAGAAAAACTATCAGATTATGAATACTTAGAACATATGATTCCACATCATCAAGTCGCTATTGATATTAGCAAAATGTTACAAGAAAAAAGCACTTGGCCAGAAATGCAAAACATATTAAGAAAACTTATCTGGACACAAAATTATGAAATTAATATGATGCGTGATGTATTGAATAATAGTAATCTACCAAAAAATGATATGAGTAATGATATTAATAAAATGAATAAAAATTATTACAAAATTGTATCTGATATAACCTTTCCTAATAAAGTAGGATTAACAAAAACCTATTGCGACCCACATTTTTTTGACCCAGAAGAACATATGGCTCATCTTCAAGATATGGATATTAATGATGAAATGTATATTATACATATGATTCCTCATCATCAAGTAGCCGTTGATATGAGTAAAAAATTATTAAAACATACAAAAAATGATTTTATGATTTTTTTGACATATCGAATAATTCGCAGTCAACAAGAAGAAATTATATTACTTAATGACTTATTAAATAATAAAAAATATAAAAATAAAAGTACTTTGGTTCGTTAAAATTTTATTGACATTCAATAGCTTTTTTTTTATTATACATCATTAACTTTATTTCATCTTTTATCATATTCATTGTCTCATCATTATCCTTATTGTTGAGGTATTGTAAAAATTTTTCTCTCATCTCTGGATATTTATCTTCACAATCTTCTATCCATTCTTCAATCATCATTTCTTTTGTTTCATACAATGAATCCAGCTCGTTACTTTTATTTTTGAGATTCCAATTTCCATCCTCATAAACCATTAAATATTTATCTTTCATGTTGGATATATAAATATTCATATTTTCCGGTTTTGTTGGATTAAAATGTATTTGTTCGATCATATGTTTCACACAAAATGTAACTTGTTTCAATGAATTTATATAATCTTTATCTGTTAAATGTGATATATCTGTATCCTTGTAAGAGAGAAGATTTATATTATTATTTTGAATTATATTATTTGTAACATTAGGTACTTGTAATTTCTCCATAAGTTTATTAATTTGATTCGATAGTTTTTCTATCTGTTCGTCTTTTTTTATGAGTTGACTACGCTGTTGGTCCATCTGTAAATTCATTAATCTTACCAACTCTTTTAAGTCTTCGTCTTGACTATTTTTACAAGTATATTTTATATGGTGATACATTGATTGCATATGTCTAAATGGCTTATTGCAATATTTACAATGATATTCTTGAGTTTTTCTTGAATTTTTCTTGAGTATTTGTTGTTTTTTTGCGTGCTTAATTGTTTTTAAATGTTTATCATAATTTGACTTGTTTTTAGTGTTATATTCACACGCTTGGCAAACATATTCTTTCATTTATATAAGGAAAGAAAATACTTTTATACTACTTTTATACTACTTTTTTAGTACTTTTTAGTACTTTTTTAGTACTTTTTAGTACTTTTGATTTTCTTGAAAAATCCTTGAGTTTTTCTGAGTGTTTTTTGCAAAATTCTTGAAAATCCTTGAGTTTTTCTGAGTATTCTCTTGGTAAGCTTAAAATCGTTAATATTATTTGTTTTATTATGGTAATTCATAATAAAACATTATAAATTACCTAAAAGTCTCAGTGTAGTACTTTTTACTACTTTTTAGTACTTTTTATAAAAAGTTGCAATCGTTACTTCTTACAATCAGTACATACATAGTACTTTTTACGAAAATAAGACGGTAAGTACTTTTTAAAATTCCTCCGAAAAAGTAGTAGTTTGCGGGAGAGAGGGAGAGGGTATTTATAAATTCTTGATTAGAAAATCCTTCCAACTAAAAAATCCGGCGTTCTTTCTCTACAAAACATTCAATATATTTTAATTGATAGTTATCGGGTTTTTCTGAACCGAGCATCTTCGGGGTAACATACGTCCATTGTGTTGTTTTTGGTAAGAATCCCCATTGAACGTAAACGAAAGCAACTAATGCAGAACAGTAGAATCTTTTAGTTATTTGTCCTTCTTGTGTTTTTTTATGAAGAAGTGCATTAATCCAATCTGGGGGAAAGAGATCATATGGCTTATCATGAACTATTTTATGAGTTTCTTTTAGTATCTTATAAAAGTTTTCATCCCGGACACAATTTAATCTGCGCCAATAAATTGTTTCATTTTCTTTTGCGGAAGCGATTACTTTGTCGAATTCTTCTAATTCAACACCTAGTTTATATTTATGGTCTTCGGCATCAGGAAATAATTCGAAACTAGATTCAAGTACATATAATCCTTTTAATGGTGGGTCTGTGAAATCTGGGTCTCTTATAACAATTGCAGCATGGGAATATTTACTTTGGGTAAATGCTTCAATTAATTCAGTAAAACAAGAAAAAAAACAATTAAAACAACTATTATAATCAGCCTCATGATGGAATAATAACATATCACCCGTTTTAAATTTAGATTTATCTAATTGCATTGTTATTGTATATCTATAAATACAAAAAATTATACAATAAAGTACATATTGACAAAACCAGAAATCGGTGCGCCAAAAAAAAAATTGAAATACTTTTGCGCCCTATATAACAAGTAACTACAAACAACTCAACGCGAACGAACTCGATTCAAAATGACTCAACCAACTCAACTTTTCCTAGCAATGTTTGAATGCATTTGTCGTGGCAACGGAGTGACCTTTGAAGAAGGTCTTGCTATGCTAAACAAGCATTCTGCGGTGCGGGGATGGAATGACGACATAGCGCAGCAGCCGTGCATTGCGAAAGAAGTACCACAAGCGCAACAGGAAGAAGTGAAGCAGAAACAACCAGAACTACCAAAGCCGGCTGTTACGTCGAAGAAAGTCGACAAGCCCAAGTACGAGAAACCAACTGTTATTTTGCCCTGGACAGGCAAAGGGGTCGATACTTGGTGTCAAGGACTTCGTGTGAACCACCAACTGTTGTCACAGTGTACAATGAAACCAAAGAAAGACGGGTTTTGCAGTACCTGTCTGAAACAAGTGGAAGAAAAGGGACAGCCAAAGTGTGGAACAGTGGCTATGCGCATCGAAGCAGACGCACAGAAGAAAGTGTACAAGAACCCAGAAAATGGTAAGGAACCTGTGAAGTTTGCTGATGTGATGAACAAACTGAAAATCTCGAAGGAGTCTGCTCTTGCTGAGGCGGCTAAGTTTGGACTTGTGATTTCAGATGACGAGTTTGTCGCAACTGAGAAGAAGAAGGGCCGCCCTAAAAAGGCTAAGACATCTGCCAAGGCTGATACGTTGAGCGCTATTATCAACCAGGTTGTAGCGGCGTCAGATACTTCTTCAAGTGATGGTGAGAATGAACTGGAAATTCCGGTCACGCCCAATGTTCCACAGCCACCAACTGAGATCGAAGGAAAGACCGAAGAACCTTCTTCACCATTTGTTCTGGCTCCACCATCAAATTCTACTATTCTTAGCCGCCGTTCTAAGTCACCTGAACCTGTACCAGTACCTGAACCGGTAGCCGAACCAGTAGCCGAACCAAAAGAACAAGAACTGAAAGCAGAAGAGCCAGACAGCGATTACGACGCAGAGACAGATGATGAAGATGATTCTACGGAAGTCACAGAATGGAGCCACGGCGGTGTTGATTATCTCATCGATACCGAAGGTGTTGTGTATGACAAAAATACGCAAGAAGTGGTAGGTGTATACAACAAGGAAACCGATACAATTAATCAATATGTAGAAGAATCAAGTGATGAAGAAGAAGATTGTTAAATAGTAAAAAATTTAAAAACTAACAAAAAAATAAAAATTATAAAAATAAAAACAACTAAAAATCCCCTGTTTCCCTCCCCCATTGTTATCGCTTGCTTCCTTTTTTATGCGGGGACACACTGTAAACCCTGTTTTTATATGAAAACACCAACGTACCCATAGCATAGTAACCTGTGCCATATGCCCTTGTCGTAAAACCCCTTGTGTAAATTTTTTATGTAAACACTAAAACATATTAAGTACGCTAACCCATGTCTATTGTGATTGTTGTAATAATATTAAACAAATGATTATTTTTATCCTTACACAAAAGATAATAATAATGAAATAATAATAATAATTTTTTATAATATAGATTTATTACAATTCTTAATACATATTTTATAAAAGTTAAAAAATAATTGTACGACCTTCCCCAGGTATTTTTATAAAATTACCTCTATTAGTATAAATTACTTTTAAATTTAAATCTTCTATACTATATGATTTTTTAAATTTATTCTTGATAAATAATATGGTTTGTGGTTCACTTTCCCACATTCCCTTTTCCAAACATTCTATATTATCATAAAAATGTTTACACCCTTGAAGATTTAAAACCGCACCCCTAACTATTTTTATATTTTTCTCAAAATAATATAGATGACTAAACATAAGACAGAAGATTATAAAATATCTGCAGTTAAATATTACTTAAATAATGATAAAGGAGATGGATATAAGAAAACTTGTAAAATATTTGATTGTAAAAAATCCACTTTACGAGATTGGATTAAACGATATAATACTTCTAAAAATCTCACAAGAAAAAACAGAAAACCTATTTCTTACAAAATTACTAAACCACAAGTTAAAACTGCGTTGGAATTATTGAAACAAAACGAACAACTTACTATGAATGAATTAGCAATTGATATGAAAAAGAAATATACTACATTTGATATTACACCTCAACATTTAGGACAAGTAATAAGAGATAATAATAAAACAAGAAAAAGAACAAGACACGAGCATTTCCCAAAAGAAAGATATAAAAAACCAATAGAAAAACAAACTGAACTGAATAAATTTTATATTAGGGTTAAACAATTTCCTATGAATAAAATTATTTGTTTAGATGAAACAAGTGTAGGTTCTGCATTAAAACCAACATATAGTAGATGTGAATTAGGAAGAAGATGTGTAATAAAAACATCCAATCAATTTGTATTTCGTAAATTCACATTGTTAGTAGCAATAAGTAATTCAAAATGCGTCGGAAAAGAATTATATGAAAAAGGTGGTATGACAAAAGAAAGATTGTTAGAATTTTTAGAAAAAAATGTATTTTCAAAATACAAAGACCATCTTATTATTTTAGACAATGCTGGAAGTCATAATAACGAGTTAATAAAAAATGCAATCACAAAGAGTGGTAATCATTATTTATTTTGTGTTCCATATACTCCCAAGACGGATGCAATAGAGCAATACTTTAACCAAGTAAAAACATATTTGAAAAAGAATAGAAATGTTGAGAATTTTCAAGAGTTAGAAAAAAATGTTGAAAAAGCAATTGATAAAGTGAAACCAAAAAATTATACAAACTATTTTGAATATGCTTACAATTTGAAAGAAGGGTATGAATTAAAAAGAAAACTATCAACACGACGAAGAAAATTAAAAATTTATAAATAACATACTTAAAATTTATTTATTATTTTAAGTATATTGTAATGCGTCTAAAAAGTGAATTATACAAAAAAGAACAAGAAGAAATCGTTGATAAAATTATAACCATTTTGGATTTAGAAAATAATAATGTAATTAATTTATGTGATTTAGATAGTGATATTAATAAACAAAAACAAATAATGGAACTTATTCCAGAAATAAGAAAATATTATAGTTTTAATAGTATGAAAGCAGTTGGGGAACCAAATAAAATAAAAAGACCTTGGTTGTCAATAATAAAGCATTTAACAAAAGAAAAATATAATTTAGAAAGTAAAGAATGCCGATTTTTTGATGAAAAAGAAAATAAATATTTAAGAACTCAAAAATATATTTTTACAAAATTATAATTTGTTAACTTATAAAAATAATATATATATATATATATGACGATTTCGTGGTATTCTATTTCTATTTCTCCACAAAGTGGGGGGGGGGCAATTTTTAATGGATATTTTAGTGTAGATAATAATACTAATTTAATTTTAGCGTTTTATGAAACAATTAATGGTTCAACTAATTTTAATAATAATATTTTACTCCCAACAGGAACTGGTTTTGCAGTAGGAAGTTATTTAGGGTTTACGAATTATAATTATAATAATTATGCCGTGTATGACAATGCTTATTTATCCAATTGGCTGCAATTTGACCACTATGGAGTGGTTATTACATCTATGTCGGCATATCCACAATATAATCAATTCAATTTTTGGGCTACTTTTGAGGGTGATGAAACAATAAATAATATTGGAATAGTTGGAAATAATGAAGTATTAAGTAGTAGATTTACTATTACACCAACCTCAAACCCTATATCAAATATTTGTTTTCCTGCTGGAACACCTATTACTTGTAATCAAGGAAATATTCCTATTGAAAAAATTAATCCAGACATTCATACTATTCGTAATAAAAAAATTGTAGGAATTACTAAAACTATTACACAAAATAAATATTTAGTATGCTTTGAAAAGGATGCATTAGTAACTAATGTTCCTTCACAAAAAACTATCATAAGTAAAAACCATAGTATTTTTTATAATGGATGTATGACACAAGCAAAACAATTTGTAGGAATAAATGATAAGGTATATAAAATAAAGTATAGAAAAGAAGTTTTATATAATGTATTAATGGAAGAACATGATAAAATGGTTGTGAATAATTTAATTTGCGAAACTTTGCATCCAAAAAATGGAATAGCAAAATTATACAGAGATTTACAAAAATTAAATCCAGAACAACAAAATGACTTAATAAACAATTATAATGAACTTGTAATTAAAAATAAAATATTTACTTCTAAAAAATAAATTAGTAAATTTATGAAATATATTAATTTATTGGAAAAATACTTAAAATAAAAATATTAAGGAATATTATAAGGGATGGAAATAAAAGAAAAACCACCTGACGACTTTTTCAAAGGAATTAAAACATCTTTGAAAAGTGTCTTGAAACATCCTGATATTAACTTACCCAAAATTACAAATGCTGTCATTAAGTGTAATAAAATCGTTATTCAAACTATGATGTTTATGAAACTTTTTTTATTAGACCATTACGATAAGCATAATAAATTACCAGTTATTAATGATGAATTTATTAACTCTTGTATGAAAATATTATGTAATGAAAAAGCAAGTGGAAGACCACCTAAAAAAGAAATCAAAGAACTCAAAGATAGATTAACTGCGTTTTGTAAAACAGATTTTCAACCGCTTATACAAAATGAAAACTTGGATTATACGCATATGAATACTATTTTAGATTATCTAACTATTGATATTCTTACGATGTATGAGAACAATATTAAATTACATTATGTAGAGTATGTTGAAAGATATGTAAATGTAATTTGGAAAAAGAAGTTTATTATGAATAAAATAAAAAAGTTAAATATTACACAAAAAGCAAAGGAACAAAGAGTAAATAATTTATGTAATCAATTACGAAAAATTAAAACTGATTTACTAAATATTGAAAATAGCAATTACAAATCTCATTCTATGTATCACAAATGGATTAACCAACAAAAACAATTTATTACACCAAATAAAGCAAGTTATATAAAGAATAATATTGTTTATGACTTAATGTGTAGTCCTATGGATTATTTTCCTTGTATGATTTTTATGATGAAACAAATTGAAAAAGAAGAACAAACAATTTATAATGTATTTCCTATGAGAAGTGAAGTTATACCAAAACACATACGATTAGATACAACTACAGTAGTTCATTTGCTTATGACAAAGAAACAAGGAAATAAAAGTGATTTTTTAACAAAGGGTAATTTGAAACGCAAAGAAGATAAAATATGGGAGTTCTTTTTTAGAACTGAAAGAAAGTTTTTCAAAAAGAAATATTATGAATTTCACCATATGATAGAAACAGATGGAGTAAGTTGTTCTTTGTTATTATTGCGTAAAGATTTAGTTGGTAAGAAATTGCCGATGATGAAAAAAGGTTTATTAACTGAAACATATATTGATGAACTAAATGATTATTCACAACTACAAAATAAGAAAATTATAGCAATAGACCCTGGAAAATGCGATTTAATTTATTGCGTTGATGATTGTAATAAAGAAGCAAATAAGTTTCGTTATTCACAAGACCAACGAAGAAAAGAAACAAAGAAAAAGAAGTTTTCAAAAATACAACTGGAATTGAAAGAAGAAAAAATAAATGGTAAAACCATTATAGAATGGGAAACTGAAATATCAAAATTCAATCGTAAATCACTTAACATACCAAAATTTAAGGAATACATTAAAAAGAAGAGTGAAATAAATGGAATGTTATTTACCTTTTATGAAAAATACATTTTTAGAAAATTACGATTACAAAGTTATAGAAACACAAAGAAAAGCGAACAGAAAATGATAAATAATTTCAAACGCATTTTTGGAGATGAAAATGATGTTGTAGTTTGTTTTGGTGATTACGAACAGAAAAAACAAATGAAATTTAAAGAAGCAACCAAAGGAAAAGGAATGAGAACCTTATTTAGAAAAGCAGGATTTCAAACTTATTTGGTTGATGAATTTAGAACAAGTTGTATGTGTTCTAAATGTGAAATAGGTATTTGTAAAAAGACGATGGTTAGGGAAAATCCAAAACCATATAGAAGCGGTAATGTATTAATCCACGGACTGATTTGTTGTAAGAACGGATGCGGTTATTGGAATAGAGATGTTAATGGTGCTACAAATATTTACAAAATTGCTTATAATGCGATAAATAATAAGGAAAGACCAAATTATTTATCAAGAAGCAAGAATTTATCAACTGGTTTAGACGAACCAGTAAAACCAAAATTTACACGCTCTGGGAAGGGCAAACCTTTTTGATTTTTTATTGCTCCGAAAGGTGCGGTTTTAAATCTTCAAGGGTGTAAAGTTTTCTAAAAAACATTGTGATTTTGAGATAAACATTTGATCTGTCTTAAAATATATAGTATCGTCATTAATATTACTGATTTTTTGTTTTAAAAAATTAATATCCTCTTTTATAATAGTATCTGTTCTAATTTTAACTATAAAATCATATTATTTTATTATATTTATTCATTATGCAATTATGCAAATGAACCCATTGTATCATATTCCTTTGGAAATAATTTTTATTCATTTTTTTTGGTAATAATTTAGTAATTTCAGATATGTCAGAAATTGTAACGAAATTTGTATCTTTTTTAATATGAAAATGTATTATATTATCTGAATATCCACAATAAATAATATCTTCTAATTTTAATTTATAAAGTAATTTATTAAATGTATTTAAACACCGTACCTCTCCTATTATAATAAACAAAACCCTTATATATATATTATGTTTATTATTTATTAATATTCATAACCAAATAATTCAAAATCCTTTTTATACTTATTAAAAATTAAATCTTTTAATTCTTTATCTAAAATTTCATTATAGTTTTTTTTAGAATTATTTGAAGCATTTAATGTTGGATAATTATTGAAATTTACTATATCTTTAAAACATTCTAGTTCTTTTAATTCATCTATAAGATTTTCAAAATGAATAATATGAAAAGTATTATCAATATATTCATGTTGGAAACAGCTATTAATTTTTATAAAATTTATAAATTCATTTTTATTAAATTCCTGATTATTTTTGCCCTTAATCCAAAAATAATATGATAGCATTCTATCATATGGATTTCTTACGATTGTAAATTTAAAATAATTATTTATTCTTTCACCATAAGTATTTTTATAATATGCTATTTTATTATGTTTAATATCTCTTTTGTTTTTTTCACAAATAATATCAATACCTTGATTTAATCCCATCCTACTATTTCTCTGTATTACCATATTATCTACTAAATGTTTTAAAAATAAAGATAAAGAATTACCAGATGTTTTTGGAATATGAATAAATATAAATTTAAGTTTATGTGAAATCATATATTATATATTCAAAAAAAATATTTTTTTGCTTTTTTTTAATAAAAAAGACAAAAAGAGAAATGAGTAATAGTAAAAGAAAATTGAAATGGAATGAAAAAAGAGAAAAAAGGTAATTTCCGAACAGAAAAGCGAAAAGAACTCGATTCAAAATGGCGACAACAACATTTCCAGAGGCGTGTGTGGGTCGTACAGACACAGGACCAAAGAAGGTGAAGGTGTCACGAACGAAGAAGCATGAACCGATGAAGATGTCAGAGGAGGAACTTTTCGCGAAACTGACAAATGAACCAGAATTCGCAACCGAATTCCTGGCGAAGTTTGCGGAGTTTCAGAAGGCAGTGACGGCATTCAAGAAGGCGAACCGTGAACGGGTGGAAACAGCAAAGGCAAAGGCGAAGACTGAGAAGGAGACTCACGAACGAAACAAACTGATGGAACAGATCAAGGCACTGCGCGAGATCGAACATGCGGACGGTCTCTTCCCAGACAACTGTGTGGATGACCTCTCCATTCGAGACATCAAGGACTACATCAAAAGCACAAAGGCAATCATCAAGCAGCGCAAGGATGACGCAACAGCAGCCATCAAGGCCGAAAAGGAAGCCAAAAAGGCTGAAAAGGAGGCTGCGAAGATGGCAAAGCAGCTCGCCAAGGAACAGAAGGAGGCAGAGAAGGCAGCCAAGAAGGCGGAGAAAGACGCCAAACTGGCAGCCAAGGACCGCGCAAAGCGTGAAAAGCTCCTGGCTCAGCTCGCCAAGTTGGTGGAAAAGGACGAACTGGACTTCATTCCGGACTACAACGATGAGACCACCACCGATGTCCTCGCTGAACACGTGAGCCGGTGCAAGTGCGCAATTGCTCTGGCAAAGATGAAGGACACCATCAGTGACCTGCCTGAGTACAACGCTGAGGAAGCAGAGATCGAAGGACTGGAACTCAT